ATGCTGTTGATGGAGAAGCCGCTGAACCTATTCTATAGAAATGTTCAGACGTTGGTCTAATGTTTACCAAAGTTTTGATTCTAACGATTTGAAACTTGACCGCGGTAGAATCACCATCGCCAAATATTTCATCATATGTATTCGTGCTGATTTCATCGAACCCGGCACTAAAACCCGCTGTAATCCACCAACCGTTCATATTCCAACCACCTGTCGTTTTAGTTGCATTAATTGTTGTCGAGGATGCCGCATCATCTTGATAACCATCAAGTCTGAAATCCGGATTGGGAGAACCTGTTCCCAAGACCCCTGTCATTCCTGTGATGTAAATCGGCATTCCTTCTCGGCATTGGAAATCAAAATAACTTGCGACTCCACTTCCTTCAATGAAAAGTTCCATGACACCGGCTGTCGTTAATTTAACTCCGAACAATCTATGCCTTCGAGGATTCGGTCTGACAATTTGGAACTTTGGATTAATTTTTTCAGTCAATGATTTATTCGTGTCTAGTGCTACCAAGTTCGGCCACGACCTTGCTTCGGCCAAAGCGCTGTTGTGAGCGTTCGAACCTTGAGCCGCCGGTGAAACAGGACCTTGAACGAAATCGAACATCGGGTAAATCTGCGCGTCGCAATCATGTTGCGGAGTATTTCCTGTTTCGCCTTTTCCATCTTTACCGTTCCAAACTTGATAAAGTGTCATTGTATTTTTTCCGCCGATTGTTCTATCAGCGTCGTAAATGTAAGGAATTATATTTCCGTCTGTAATATCATAAGTTCCATTTTTCAAAAAGCAGGCAAGCGCCATTCTCATTCTATATTTTGGCGCTAATGATGGACCGGAATCTGCTGTAATATCGGGATTTGACATTCCGCCTTTTACCGGAGTACCGCTGTTGTGTGTTTTGTTTATTTCAAAGTATGACCACCCGCCCACTTTTCCTTGTAAGTGGTCGCCGGAATATCCTAAATCTTTGTATCTAATTGTAGCCGAATCTTCACCTTGAGGGTCAGAATCATATCTTGTTATTCCCGTTCCATCTGCTGTCAGATAACCGACAAACTCGGGGTTGGTCGTCGTTCCGTAGTCTCTCGGTGTCGAATGGTCAATACTAGCATTGGTTATTCTCTTATCAAATTGATTATTGTCTAACATCAAAGGCATGAAGACCGTTGCTCGAATCAGAGATTGTGTTATTGACGCTGTTGAGCCGTCAGCAGGCCAATTAGTGCTTGATGAGACTCTAGGGTCATTCTGTATCTGCGGAAGCGCTGTGGACGCTCCTAGACCTAAAGCACCGCCACCGAGCATCGCATGAGGAAGGAATGCTTTCTTATGTCCGTCATTTGAACCAATATGCCTGTATGTATCAAGCATCTCTGCGAACTCCTGTACTGTCATGAAAACAGGATAAGGACCTTGACTAAGTAGCCAAGTAGTTCCGCCACCGAATCCTCTATCGGTAGATGAAACGCTCTCGCCGTAAACCGATTCTGCATTTGCTTGAGTGTCCGGAGATGGAGCGATGAGCATAAACTTCGTTTCAATTCCGGCTTGGCTGACTACGCACATGGGACTGAAAGTTCCCGCGCCGGAGATAGTGATTGTGAATGTTGTATTGCTTCCGTCGTTATTAGCGGCCGCTGTGCCGTCGTCTTTGATTGCCTCGACTCTTACCCCCGGCGTATCATTCTCGCTGTTCAGTGAGCCTTCATCGGCATTTGTGAGATGTCCGAAGTTGGTGTGATACAAAACAGGGTCAACAGTCAATCCGCCAACGCCGTCATTCTTGACATAAGCCGGCCACCATCTTTGAAGTTCAACCAAACCATTCTTCAAGCGCGAAAATGGCTTCGTTATATTTTGAGTAAACTTTGCCATCTCACAACACCCCCCGAACGCCTCTTGTTAATGAACTGCGTATAATCTTAGGCATTTCATTTTCAATAATCTGCCTTATATCTCCCGCCGAGACGTTGTTTCCCGCCCCGATATTGATTGAGTCGAAAGTGAGGTTAATCACCTGCTCGGTATTTGAGGTCGAACTTGTGGAATTAATTTGACTTACCATTTCCGGAAGCCTATCGAGCGGAATAACTGCTTCCGGACCGGCTTCCCCAATCAATGCTGTAATTGGAGAGTTAACAACTCCACCAATTGCCATCGGCATTCCTACCGGATTTCCCATTATGTCTGTTTCATTATCTAAAGCATTTCCACCATGATGAACAACTGCTTGCCCGACTTCAAAAACAACACCCGCACCCAAACCAACAGCCGCTCCGGCTAACGCGCCTACAGGACCACCAACCAACGCGCCAACTCCCGCTCCCGCCGCAGTCATCTTCCCGACGTCTTTTACAGAATCGAATGTTGTTTCGCCTTCCTTCCCGACTAACCTAGTTTCTCTATCCTCGTTATCATCACCGACGAAATCTTTGAACTCGGCCATCTTCTCCATAACTGCTAAAATACCATCGAGTATTGGTTCTATTATCTCTGCTAATTTTCCAATGACCCCAACTATTTTCAATATTTCCGGAACTAATGCGCCGAGTATTTCAACAAACTTCTCCACGTTGCCGGGTTTGAAAGCCTCTGCAAACGCAGGCAATAATTCAGTCTCGACCGAATCAGCAATCATTTGAAACTCATCGCCCATTCCCGACGCTCTCTCAATTGCCGCATCGAGGGTTTGCTTAATCCCACCTTCCATTGTTATCAAGCGAGCAAATGGTTCACCAATAACCAAAGATAATTCCTCGAACTTCGAACGAGTTTCAGCAAGCGCGAAAGCCGTTGAGCCTTCTAACTGTCTAACGAATTGGTCTTGTAGTGTGTTATTCATATCAGTCGCGTCGAATACTAATTGATTCGCTTCTGCTATTGACCTTAGAGCCTCGGCGTTTCCTTGGAGAGCCAATATCGAACCACCACCTCGAACACCGAAGATTTCCAATATCTCCGCTGTCGTAGCGCCGGAACTATTCAGTTCTTCTATCATATCGACTAAACTACCGACACCTGTGGTTTGACTATCGACAGTATCTTTGAGAATCTTGAAAGCGTCATTCTGCTCTGCAAGCGAATCTGTTGACCTGTCTAACGCTCTTTCTCTTTGTCTCGATTCCAACGCACCTTCTCTTTGAGCAAGTGCTAAATCTTCATTGGCCGATTCCAATCTTTTGATTGTAGCCATTTCGGTTTTAGTCAAGTTTCGGTTTTGCCTAGCCGCTCTTTGACGAATCCTTGCGATGTTGATTGAGTTCTTTTCCTCTTCAATACTCATGTCGGTTAATTCGTTGTTCAGAGATTTGAGTTCCATGTTCGCTGACGAAATTGTTTTTTCTAAATCGTCAATAGTTCTGATTGTCGAACCTAGTGCCTCTTTCGCCGCCAAGCCCGCCGGTGATAAAACCGTAAACTCAAATCCTAATCTCTCCATGGTTCTTCTCGCATCATCTGTCGGAGCGATTAATTTGTTGATTGCCTGCCTAAGACCCGTACCGGCCATAGAACCCTGCAATCCCGCGTCTCCAAGCGCACCTACAGCCGCCGCCGCTTCTGATATGCTCACACCTGCCGCCGCCGCAGTAGGACCGAAGAAACGCATGGAATCACCCAATTGTTGTAGGTTCACGAAAGAAGAAGTGAAGGTGTTTGCCAATACTGATGTTGCTCTTTCTAGGTCTTGAATATCAAGTCTGAATGCTTTGAGAGATGCAATACCAATTCCCGCCGCAGTCTCAACATCTGTTCCGGCAACAACCGCGAAGTCAACCATTGTTTTCAGAGCATTTCCGGCTTCCGTGTCTAAATCGGATGTCGCACCTCTCATTTGGTCAAGCGACAAACCGGCAAGCGCTAGAGTTTCAGCCATAGCGCCGACTTCTGTCGCTGTGAACTTCGAACCTGCCGCAACGCTTCGGATTTCGTCTTCTAGTTTACCCATGGCGATAGCCTGTTCTTCTGCTCCAAGTGTGAACTGTTTCATAATCGCACTTGTGCGGAAAAGTTGTTCCTCAAAATCAATGAATAGTTTGACTGTGTTGACAACGAAACCGATGGCTTTGAAAACTGCGAAGAAAGTTGCGAAGGTGATGGCTAATCCGGCTAATGCTCCACCGAATCCCTTAGCCGCCGTAGTTGCCGTTCCTGTTGCCGCGGCGACTCCTTTCATGGCTTTTGTATAACCGGAAGCGTCAGCGGAGACAACTGCATTGACAGCCGTTTTCCCTGCACCCATAACCATATTCATCGTCTCCTACTTTTCGCCAAATTACTTCTCGCCTTCGCCATCTGCGATTGCTTACGAGACGATTCATTTGCGCGACGGTTTTTCTCACTATGGGCTGATATGTACCAAAGTGTATCTTCTGACGACATTTCTCTCCACTGTTGAGGCGTACAACCTATTTCGGTCAATAGCCCATAGAGGAACTGCCCGCCGTCTGATTCGGCGTCAAGTTTCAGTTTCCCAAAACACCTTCACCGTCCAAGTTTCCGACGGTTTCAGTTATTCTCGACGCTAGTTCTGAAAGTAATTGTAAAGGTAATTTTTGAAACTCTGACCATTTCAAACTGTCATCGCATTTTGCTAACATTTCATAGATAGTTTTCAAGCCCATATATTCTTGCCTATCAGCGATGTTCATGTTTGATATGGCAGGGTCTTTCTTCATTATTTGAAACTCGGCGGCGCTAAGTGTCTTCACCTGTAGTTCATCGACTTCTAAACCTAAGTCGGCTACATTCACTGTTATTGGGTTCGAAGCCCTCTCGAGCGCGGAGTTTAACCATCCTGTCATCTTAATCACCTTAATTTACTCAATCTCTCAAGATTGATAGTCCTTCGAAAGACGCATTAATCATCAATGCTCCTTCTGCGCCTGCTTCCAAGCCTTCAATTGCTAAATCTGTAATAACACATCCGGAGACTGTGTATGTATGAGTTCCGCCGCTAGATGGGTCATCTGCGTCAAATGCGATTACAAGTTCGGTGTCTCCGTAAAACCAATCCCATAGAGTGTCGTCTGATAGACCCCATGCTTTCGTCAGACTACCGCTAACTGATTGTAATCCTCGTGTATTCGCTGTCGGCAAGTTTGAACCGAGAGTAATGTATTTTCCTGTCGCTCTTGCTACTGTAAAATCACCCGAAACGAAACCGACTATTGTTCCACTAACTGTTATTTGCCCTGTGATTCCTGTAAACGCATGAACCGCCATACTATTCCGAGGATGATTCGGGGTTTATGAGGGAATCGCTTACTGTAGGTTTGCGATTGCTGTTGGTGTGAAGTGGTAATCTCTCTCTGTACCCATGAAGCGTCCGTGTGTTGACCACATTTCTGAAAGGCTCATGTAAGTCCATCCGTCTTCTTGAACACCGCTGATATATCCGAAGAATGTATCTTCTCCGTCGAACTCTGTTGCTACGAAGGAAGCACTGCTTCCCCAAAAGTATCGTACTTGTCCGATTGCTTCTGTTCCCGCTCCATCTGTTGAGTATAGAGTAGGTAGTCTGTTTCTGATTTGTTGTGTAAGCGCCATCTGTCTTGCCATGTTTAACCCTAGAGGTTTCCACCTATAAAGGTTTCCTTATCTCAATGTCTTAACCTCTCAATGAAAACCTTTATTAATGAAAGTCCACTCGCTTAGATTGGAAGTAGAAGAAATCCGGGGTAAGAAGACAGAAGACGGTGTGTGTGTAAGACGAAAGTCCTCTCCTGTAATACCCGCAATCGTTCCCCCGGCTTCTACAACCTCACTAAATAACCTCAAACTTGCTCGAATCAATCGTGCCGTACAAGGACGCTGATAAGCGAAGGGCGTACAATCGCCGTTATCAGAAGGTCTATTATGCAAATAACGCAAAGAAACGCAAGACAGAAGTTGCGTTGCGTCGTAAGAATATTCGACGTTGGTATGATGAAATCAGAAGAGAATCAAATTGTTCGGAATGTGGATTGAGCGGCGAAACTTGTCCTTGGCTTTTAGAATATCATCATCGTGTTGCCGGAACTAAAACTGCCGGCGTTTCGCACTTGGTAAGTAATGGATATTCAAGAAAAAGAATCGAAGAAGAGATGGCGAAGTGCGACATCCTCTGTTCAAATTGTCATCGGATTCATCACTACGAACAGAAACTTGTCGGCAAGGGTCCGGAACACGTTGGGGGAAAACAGACTATTGACCTCGATACCATTGATGACCCGCTCCGAGTAAACGCAATCAAATCTCGACGCAAGTCTCAAAAGAAAAAAAGACAAAGAGTCCGAGAAAAAAGAAAGGCGGAATTGAAAGACAAACAAAATATGCCCGGCCCTTCCATTGATGAATCATAACTGTTATAGTAGTGGGTTTCAACCGAAAGACATGGTGAGAATCCTATGGGGAAGCGAGCAACCTACAAGACCAACGGGATATGGAATCGTAAGTCGAAACTTGATTAAGAGATTAGTAGCCAAAGGCCACGAAGTTTTCGTTATGGGTTGGGATTACAACGGCGAGGATTTTCTTCACCCCGAAGGATGGACTATGGTTCACGCCGGTATCTCCGGGTATGGGTCTGAAAACTTGGGCGGACCTAATAGCCCAACAGTTCTCGAGGCTAC